TTAAGAATGATAGAAGATGCGATTGTAATATATCGTATATCAAGGGCACCAGAAAGAAGAATATTTTACATTGATGTAGGTAACTTACCAAAAGGTAAAGCAGAACAATACTTGCGTGATGTAATGATTAAGTATCGTAACAAAATGGTTTATGATGCTTCAACTGGTGAGCTTAGAGATGATCGTAAACATAAGTCAATGTTAGAGGACTTTTGGTTACCTCGTAGAGAAGGTGGTAAAGGAACAGAGATTACAACACTACCAGCTGGCCAAAACTTAGGTGAGTTGGAAGATGTTAAGTATTTTCAAAAGAAACTTTTACAATCACTAAACGTACCAATCTCACGTTTAGAGCCACAATCAGGTGGTATGATTGGTTTAGGTAGAGTTTCAGAAGTTACAAGAGATGAAGTTAAGTTTAATAAATTTATTATAAGACTACGCAATAAATTTGCACAAACTTTTGACCATGCTTTAAGGGTACAATTATCACTTAAAGGTATAATGAGTACAGAAGAGTGGGATATTGCAAGAGAAGATATTTACTATGACTTTAAGAAAGATAATAACTTTTCTGAAATGCGAGAAGCAGAGCTTCTTCGTGAAAGACTTAACTTATTAGGTACAGTTGATCCATATATTGGTCGTTATTATTCAACAGAGTGGGTAAGAAAAAATGTTTTACAATTATCTGATGAAGAAATAATGAAGATGGATAAACAAATGAAAAAAGAAGGTGCTATTATTCAGCAACCTGAAGTAGATCAAGATGGGATCCAGGCACAATCACCACAGCCACCAAACGGGTCTGGCCCATCACCCAACAATGCAGATAATTTAGATACAGCTAGAGGTTTGAATACTGAAGGTATATTACAGTTTATAAAAGAATCTGATAGAGCCGTACTAAATAGAAAATGAATAAACTAAAGTATATCATAGGAGATAGAGATGCCTGATTTAGATGATTTTATTGACAAAGTGGTAGGCGGCGAAGCTTCAGCTGCGAGAGAACAGTTACAAGGAATGTTAGCTGGAAAAACTGCTGATGCTTTAGAAACCAGAAAGCAAGAAATAACAGATGCTTTATTTAATGATGGTGAAGAGGCAGAGGTAGAAGAAGAACCCATAGAAGGTGAAGAGGGTGAAGAAGAGTTTGCAGAACTAGAAACAGACGAAATAGAAGAGGTTGACCCATATACAGGTCAACCAATAGAACCAGAGGCAGAAATAGGAGAAGAATGAAAACTTTACAATCACTAATGCAAGAAGTTTCGGGTGAGGCTCGTATGAAAAATACGTCTGACTTTAAAATAGTCATTGGTGCTGATGGTAAAAAGAAAAAGGTTCGAGCTCACAGAATAAAAGTAGGTGATAGAGCTCCAAGAGTTGGTGATGATCCAGAACAGGATATGGTAACAGATGAAACATCGCCAATAAAAGATCCACCTTTTGTTTTAGTTTTCAAAAGAAAGGCAATCAGACCATATCCAGGTGGTATGAAGGTTGCAATGTATTATAATAAAAATTTAGATAAGTATGTCACGGTACCTTATGGTAAAGGTATGGATAATCCATTACAGGCAGAGGAATTTATGAAAACATTTAAAGAGTTTTCTGAAAAAGAAATGATAGAAGAGATGAAAGTTATGGATCATCTTCATGACATTGTTAAAAACAAACAAGCTAAAAGAGTAAAGTTTGCTGATGGGTCATCCAGAACTGTGGATCATTTTACAGCATCTGCTGTTACACAGGTGCATAAAAAAGTAAATGATGCAAATAAAGAAAAATTATCAAATATGGTACACAAAAGTCCAAGTCATTTAAAGAAGGCGGCTGATTTTGCTTTTGGTCAAGTAAAAAGAAAATGAATTTAGATTTTCTTTTAGACTTCTTACGAGAAGCGCCACAAAATATTATGAAAATTGGGCGCACTAAAAAGATTAGAAGAAGAATCAGGCGTGATAAAACTGGTAAGATAGTAGTACAGAGAAATAGAATTAGATCAGGTGTAAAGGGGTACGCAGCTACAGGTAAAGGTGGTTCAGTAAAAAGAATACCTGCTACTGCAAGAGTTAAAAAAGCGAGATTGTTAAAACGATCTTGGAAAACAACAAGAAGAGCTAAACTTCGCCGTTCTCAACTAAAAAGGAAACTTTCAATGAGAAGGCGAGCATCACTAGGACTAAGATAAATGAGTACAAAAGAATTAGTAATCACAAATAAACTAAGAGGCCCATCTATTATTAGAGTTAGTAGTAGAGTTGGTGGCGCCGGCGAATCACATACAGATGTGGCAAACATATTCATGGCGAACTTATCAGCCACAGAATCTACGTCAAACAGCTACGGTGGTTTAACAATCGAAACAGTAACAGCGGCTAGCATACAATCTTTATTTTATAGCAGTAACGGTGTTATAGAAATAAAAAGAGTTGGTGATGCTGGTGTGGCTGCTTCTGCTAATGCAAATCTTTTATCATTACAGGCTGGAACAGATGAAATTAACTTTACTAAAAACTTTAATGCACTTGATGAAGGTAAAACAAAAAATATTTTCATTGAATTTGTAGATGATGCTCAAGGTACTGTTATCTTAAAAGTGGCTAAAGTAGCCACTTATAACCCTGCTGCTGATACATTCTAAGGAACGAAAATGAAACTCATATCAGAAACATATTTCTCAGAAGTAAAAACTCTTATAGAAGAAGCTGATGGGAAAAAGAATCTTTATATAGAAGGTACTTTTCTTGTCGGTGATACTGTAAATAAAAATAATCGAATGTATAAAATGGATACTCTTCGCAATGAAGTAGCTCGTTATGATAAAGAGTACGTTCAAACTAATCGTGCCTTAGGAGAGTTAGGACACCCAGATACACCTACAATTAATCTTGAAAGAGTATCACATAAAATTGTGTCACTAAGTGAAAATGGTAAAACATTTCACGGTAAGGCAAAAATCTTAGATACACCATACGGACAAATTGTTAAGAATTTTATTGACAATGATGTAAGTGTTGGGGTTTCTTCAAGAGCATTGGGTTCTTTAGAACCACAAAAAGAAGGATATAATTTGGTGCAAGATGATTTGAAACTTGCTACGGCTGCTGATATTGTCGCTGACCCATCTGCTCCAGGTGCTTTCGTAAATGGCATTATGGAAAATAAAGAATGGATGTTTGTCGAGGGGCGCTTCATAGAAGCTGATTTTGACAAAGCAAAGAAACAGATTAAAGAAGCAACAAAATCTGAAATAGAAGGAGTTGCTCTCAAATTATTCGATAATTACATTAGAAAACTTTAAAATTATAAATATTGTTTACAAAAACAAAGGAGATAAATCAGATGTCAGATCAAAATCAACTCATGGAAGCAGCTGCTGAAGTATTAAATAGAAGTAGAGCAGATGCGTCCTCACAGCCAATGCAAAAAGCTGACGCCTCTTCAGTAGGTGGTACGCAAGATTTAGGTGGACCAACACCTGAGAATTATAAACAAGATGATGATTCAGCAAAAGTTAAAGTTGCTGCTATGGCAGCTGATAACTCTGCTAAAAATCAAGCAGGAATAAAAATGAAACCTTCAGCGGCTTCAACTAGACAAGAAGAAGTAGAAGCTGAAAAAGAGGTAGTACAAGAAAAAAGTATGCCTCAGGGTTTAAAAGATTTCTTAGAAAAGAAGAAAGAGAAAATGAAAGAGGACATACACCAAGATGTTGAAGCTTTATTTTCTGATGATAAAAGTATCTCTGAAGATTTTAAAGCAAGAGCTTCAACTCTCTACGAAACAAGAGTCAATGACCGTGTTACACAAATACAAGAGGAAATTGACAATCATTATGCAGCTTCATTTGATGACGCTGTACAAAAAATTAGAAATGAACTTACAGAAAAAGTTGATGATTACCTTAACTATGTTGTTGAGCAGTGGATGACGGACAATCAAATCGCAGTAGAGTCTGGTCTCCGTGCAGAGATGACTGAAGAGTTTATTGTAGGTTTAAGAGATTTATTCAAGGAGCACTACATTGATGTTCCTGAAGAAAAAGTTGATCTAGTTGATGAATTAGCGACTAAAGTTGAAGAGTTAGAATCTCAACTTGATGAGGAGATGGAGAAAGGTATGACATTTGCTAAGGCGTTAGTTGAAGCAAGAAAAAATGAAATTACCGTAGATGTATGCGAAGGACTTACCAAGACTCAATTTGAAAAAGTCAAATCACTTGCAGAAAGTGTAGAATTTTCCACAGAGGAAGAATTTGTAGAAAAGGTAACAGTCATTCGTGAAAATTACTTTCCCACAGAGGGAACAGTACAAGCTAATCAAGAAACAGCACTAAACGAACAGGTTGATCTACCAACTGAACAAGTTAATGATCCATTTGTTAATGCAGTTTCCAACGCTATTTCACAATCAAAAAAATAATTTAAACTAAAAACAGGAGAAAAAGATGTATCTTTCAGAAAGTTTACAAAAAAAATGGGGAGGAGTCTTAGATCACCCTGATCTACCAAAGATTGATGACCCATATAAGAAAGCGGTAACAGCCGTAATTCTTGAGAATCAAGCAGTTGAAATGGGTAAGTCGCAAGAAACATTGCAAGAGGTCTCACCTACAAACTTTGCAGACACAGGTGGTTTTGGTACTGCTGGTAATCAAACCAAGGCTGGTTTTGACCCAATCTTGATTTCTTTAGTCAGAAGAAGTTTACCAAACCTTATCGCATATGATATTTGTGGTGTTCAGCCAATGACTGGACCAACCGGTCTTATCTTTGCAATGAGAGCTAAATTTGATAACATGGGTGGTACAGAGGCCTTCTATAATGAGGCGAATACGGCTCATGCAGCTTCAGAAGGTGATGCTCCACAAGCACTCGCAGTTGGTGGTACACCTCCAACCGCTGTATTTACTGGTAACGCTGTAGCTGATGCTGGTATGACAACAGGTAAGGCAGAGGCATTAGGTGATGGAACTGCTGGTAACACATTCCATGAAATGGCCTTCTCAATCGAGAAAGTTACTGTAACCGCAAGAACAAGAGCACTCAAAGCTGAGTATTCTATGGAACTTGCTCAAGACTTGAAAGCAGTTCATGGTCTTGATGCTGAAACAGAGTTGTCAAACATTCTTTCAGCAGAAATACTTGCAGAGATCAATCGTGAGGTTGTTCGTGAGATTTACAAACAAGCTATTGTCGGCGCAAAAGTTGGAACAGTTACACATGGTAAGTTTGACTTAGATACTGACTCAAACGGTCGTTGGATGGTTGAGAAAGTTAAGGGTCTTGCGTTCCAAATAGAACGTGAAGCAAACGCTATCGCCAAGTTAACTCGTAGAGGGAAAGGTAACATCATGATTTGTTCAAGTGATGTAGCATCCGCTCTCGCTATGGCAGGTTTACTTGATTATAACTCCGCTTTACAAGGACAAATAAACCTTCAAGTAGATGACACAGGCAATACCTTCGCAGGTACAATGTTTGGTCGCATTAAAGTGTATATTGATCCTTATTCACCTGTAAGTTCAACAAATGAATTTGCTGTTGTAGGATATAAGGGTAACAACGCTTATGATGCTGGTTTGTTCTATTGCCCATATGTACCTCTACAAATGGTCAGAGCAGTTGGTCAAGACACTTTCCAACCAAAAATTGGATTTAAGACTCGTTACGGTCTAGTATCTAACCCATTCGCTCAAGGTACCACAGTAGGTGCAGGTGCATTAACAGCACAAACTAATAACTACTATCGTGCTTTCCAGATTGCAAACTTAATGTAATCATTTGTTTTACTTTAAAAGAGGAACTTCGGTTCCTCTTTTTTTTTGGCTTCCGCTTTTTAACTTATATAAATAGAAGATGGCAGGCATAACAGATAAAAACCCTAGTAATCCTAATTTTTTACACCCGAATAAATTTATATTTTCGTTTGCGAGAGCACCGAATTTACAATATTTTTGTCAATCGGCAACTGTACCTGGATTATCAATTGGTGAAGCCATGTTTAATACACCATTTGTAGATTTGTTTTCACCTGGTGATAAACCAATGTATGATTTATTAAACGTAACATTTCTAATTGATGAAGATTTGAAAAGTTGGTTGGAGATACATGATTGGCTTCGTGCTATGTCATTTCCTGAGGGTTATGCTGATTATAAAAATATGAGTAAATTAAATAAATTTGCCGGAAATCAACCAAAGTTTCCACAATTTCATGATGCTTCACTTACGTTATTTTCATCATCAAATAATCCTAAATTTAGATTTAAATTTAAAGATGCCTTCCCTACCACACTTTCTACGTTTGTAATTAACTCAGCAGATTCTCCTGATGAGATACTTACAGCTGATGCTACATTCAGATTTGCCTATTATGATATTGAAAAGTTGTAAAAATTAGTGTATCCTCTAATGAGGAGATAAATTATGAAACAAATTGATGAACTATTAGAATTATGGAAAAAAGACTGTGATATAGATCGCACAGAACCAGGTAAAGAATTATCTAAAGTACCTAGTTTACACAGCAAATATCTCAACATTCTATCAAGACATAGACTACTTTCAAAAGACGCTGAGTTTAAGTATATAAAGCTCAGAAGAATAAAGTGGGAATATTACACAGGTAAAATGAGTGAGGAAGATTTGAAAGAGAGAGGGTGGGAACCTTTTCAATATGTACTCAAATCCGAGTTGAATACATATTTAGAGAGTGATACTGATTTAAACAAATGTGTGGCTACAAAAGCTTATCATGATGAAATAGTGGAACTTTGTACAAGTATATTAAAAGAATTAAACAGTAGAACCTATCAACTTAGATCATTAATTGATTGGGAAAAATTCATTGGCGGTATGTAAAGATATATATTAATGGCAGATATAATTTTAAATAAATTAAACGAATCTTTTTTAAAAGTCGAATGTGAACCTCACTATGAAATGGAATTATCTTCTTATTTTACTTTCTACGTTCCTGGTTATCGTTTCATGCCTGCTTACAAGAGCCGAGCATGGAATGGACAAATTTGTTTATTCAACAGACGTAACCACACAATATATTATGGCCTCATACCACACATAAAAAAATTTTGTTCCGAGAGAGATTATAAGCTTGAACTTTCTCCAGATGTTAACATAACACATTCATTAAGTCTAGTTGAGGCAGTAGACTTTATTAAGACATTAGATTTACCTTTTGAAGTTAGAGATTATCAATTACAATCATTTGTACAATCTATAAGAAATAAAAGAAGGCTCATATTATCACCAACAGCCTCTGGTAAATCATTAATCTTATATCTAATTGTTCGATACTTAATGAAAGATCATGATAAAGGTCTTTTAATCGTACCTACAACTTCCCTTGTTGAACAAATGTTTACAGATTTCAAATCTTATGGTTTCGATTCTGATAAACATTGTCATCGCCAGTATTCAGGTAAAGAAAAACACACAAATAGTTTTCTAACAATATCTACATGGCAATCTGTTTATAAAAACGATAAAGAATACTTTGAACAATTTGATTTTGTAATTGGTGATGAAGCACATCAGTTTAAAGCTAAATCACTTACTACAATACTATCAAATTGTATTAACTCTAAATATAGGATAGGAACAACAGGCACCTTAGATGGTACTCAAACACATAGATTAGTTTTAGAAGGACTCTTTGGCCCTGTTTATAAAGCTACAACAACATCAGAACTCATAGAGAAAGGACAACTTGCTGATTTTAGAATTAAATGTTTAATTTTAAAATATGACGAATCAATAAGACATCAAGCAAGAAAATGGGATTACAATTCAGAAATAGATTACATTGTTAAAAGTGAGGCAAGAAATACTTTTATTCGTAATTTAACTTTGTCTTTGAAAGGTAATACATTAATTTTATACCAATATGTAGAGAAACATGGTAAAAATTTGTATGACAATATTCAAAGTAAAGCTGGTAAAAGAAAAACCTTTTTTGTCTTTGGTGGAACAGATACAGAAATTAGAGAGTCAGTTCGATCAATTCTTGAAAATGAAGATGATGCAATAGTTGTAGCGAGTTATGGTACTTTCAGTACAGGTATTAATATTCGCAATCTTCACAATATAATCTTT